CTGGATCTGGGTCTAGATCTTGGTCTAGATCTTGGTCTAGGTCTAGGTCTTGGTTTGGGTCTGGGTCTGGGTCTAGATAATGATAGATATAGATGAAATAAAGAAGATACTCATCAAACCACGCAAGCAGGTAGACATGCTAAGTCCAAATGAAGATTTGTTGGGAACAGGAAGTTCACTGTTGAACTTGGCCATAAGCGGGCGGGTTGAAGGTGGTATACCTGCGGGTCGTTATGTATTCTTTGTTGGTGATTCATCGAGTGGAAAGACGTTTCTCAGTTTGACTTGTTTGGCTGAAGCCAAGTTGAACAAGAAGTTTCGAGATTATCGTTTGATCTTTGATGATGCCGAGGATGGAGCCTTGATGGATCTTCGCAGGTTCTTCGGGGACAAGGTGGCCGATACGATAGAGCCTCCGTCGTTGGAGAAGGGCGAACCAGTTCATTCTACCACGATTGAAGATTTCTATTTTAATCTGGATGATGCAGCGAAGAAGTCCAAGGAAGACAATCAGCCATTCATATACATCTTGGATTCCATGGATGCTTTGTCTTCCAAGTATGAAGGTAAGAAGTTCGATGAACGCAAGACAGCCAAGCAGAAGGGCAAGGAAGCCAAGGGGGACTATGGTGACGGCAAGGCCAAGATCAACAGCGGGTGGATGAGACGGGCCAGAGCAGACCTTCGAGATACAGGATCCATCTTGATTGTCATATGTCAATCACGCGACAACATCAATGCTTCTTTCTTTGAACCCGATCAGACTCGTGCAGGTGGCAGGGCATTGAGGTTCTATGCCGATGTAGAAATCTGGACGTCCAAGGGATCGTCAATAAAGAGGAAGGTTCGAGACAAGGATAGGCAAGTTGGAATCAATGCCAGATTGCGAATAGAGAAGAATCGAATCAGTGGAAAGGAATGGTCTGTATCTGTTCCTCTTCTTTGGTCCAGTGGGATAGATGATGTTGGATCGATGGTTGATTATTTGGTCATGGAAGGACAGTGGCCAAAGAACAAGGGTGGAATGATTGACGGCAGCAAGGATTTCAAGGGATGCAGTGGTTATCGAGAGAAGGTCATTCAGTTCATCGAGGCTGGTGACTTGGAGGATGACGTGAGGGACTTGGTGGCTGATGTTTGGGCTGCTGTAGAGAAGGCATGTGTTCTCAAAAGGAAACGACGTTATGAGTGAAAGTTCATCATCTGCAAGTGCGGGAATTGGTTTCGGGTGTGCTCTTGCTATTGCAATTTCGTGGTCTGTGAATCATTCGGTATGGTGGGCGATCTTGCATGGAATCTGTTCATGGTTGTATGTTATCTATTGGTGTTGTTGTGGCGATGCTCCGTGGGGTTAGTTGGAAGAGAAAGACCTTTGGAAGTAAGACATATGGAGACAACGAATGAAGACTGATGTATGTGTGTATCACGGCGTTGACCTTGACGGATATTGCAGTGCGGCAATTTGGCTACGGTCACACCCCAACGGAGAGGTGATCGGTTTGAACTACGGACAAGATGTGCCGTGGGAAAGGCTGGAAGGAAACCGCGTTGCGATGGTTGATTTTTGCTTACAACCGTGGCCCGAAATGGAGCGGTTGATCGAGGTGGCCGACGAGTTGGTATGGATCGACCATCACAAAAGTGCCATTGAATCGTGGAAAGCGGCGGGCTGTGAACTGATTCGTGGTAGTCGGGATACGGAGAAAGCAGCGTGTGAGTTGGTGTGGGAGTTCTACCACCCAGATGAATTAATGCCTCGCGGCGTGTTCCTGCTCGGTGATTACGACTGCTGGAGGCATAGTGATGAATGCACGATGGCGTTTCAGTGGGGAATGAGGCTGGACGACTGGGACCCCGGCAGTACCCCAAGTTGCATGGGTGATTGGAAGAGGGTTTTCAGTGACGATGAAAGACTTCTTGATAAGGTTCTGAGTTCCGGCAGAACCATTCTCCGGTACCAGACGCAGCAGAACGCGAAGTCCGCGAAGGCGATTTGGTTCCCCGTGGAGTTCGACGGCAAACGGTGGATGGCGGTCAATCAGGGTGGGATCAATAGCCAGTTTTGGGATTCCGTATGGGACGACACCTATGACGGGAAACTATCGTTTGTGCGGTCAAGGAATCACTGGACCGTGTCGCTGTATTCCGAGATAGTTGATTGCAGCGCAATTGCAAAAGGGAAAGGTGGTGGCGGGCATGCGGGAGCGGCTGGATTCCAGTGTGTTAACCTCCCGTTCAATTTAAGCATAGTGTGATTAGTTGGATTTTAGAATGAGTAAACCTGTTCTCATACTTGATTGCAATTATGTAGCTCACAGGATGTTTCATTCCATGGGTGAAGCCATGTATGGGGAAGCAGTGATTTATGGATTCCTTCGGGACATTGCAATCTTGCAAGAGGAATTTAATTCTGGTTTGATTGTATTTGCGTGGGATGTTGGCTATGGCAAGAGAAGGGATTTGTTTCCAGATTACAAAGCCAATCGACGAAAGGATGAATATACGGAAGAGGAGCAGATGGCTTACAAGGACCTGACCACTCAGATGAGAAAGTTGCGAGAACAGTACCTTCGCGAGTTGGGCTATCGAAATGTGTTCTTTCAAGATGGATATGAAGCTGATGATATAATAGGTTCGGTGGTTCTTCATTCGATAAAAGAAAGAGAAGCCATAATCGTGTCGGCTGATCAAGACCTTTGGCAATTGCTTCGGGTCAATGTCTCTTGCTATAATCCTGTATTGAAACACTTGTTGACCAGGGATGGGTTCGTGAGCAAGTGGGGAATTGAACCAGAACTGTGGTCACACGTGAAGGCTATTGCTGGTTGCAGAACAGATAACATACCTGGATTGACTAGAATCGGAGAGGTTACGGCAGCCAAGTGGTATCAAGGAAAACTGAAACCCACTTCAGTGGCTCACAAAAAGATAAGTGGAGAGGGGATAGAAGTGCACAACAGAAATATTAAGCTCACACGACTCCCACTACTTGGAACGAATAAATTTGAGTTACGAGAAGATGAAGTGTCTTTGGAAAAATGGAATTTATTGATAGATAAATTAGAAATGCCGTCATTGAGGGATTTTGTTCCTGACATGCCCAGGGGTGTAAAGCAGAAGAAAAAGAAACGATCTGTTGGATTTGGGTTTTAATATGGGTATTATTTATTTAGCCTGGAATAAGGTAAACAGTAAGGGTTATGTCGGAAAGACTATTCGTAGTTTTCAGGAACGTCGAAAGGAGCATGAAGAGGCAGCAGTAAATAATGCACCTTGGATTTTATCTTGTGCTATTCGTAAATATGGATTTGATGCTTTCGAGTGGTTAGTATTATACGAAGATGAAGACGAAGATAGGGAGTGGATGGATTGGTTGGAGAAGGGATTTATTAAGAGGTTAAAAACAAAGGTTCCAAATGGATATAATATGACGGACGGGGGTGAAGGTGGGAATCATGGTGGTTGGAAGCATACGGAAGAAACTAAACAGAAAATGAGGGAAATAAAAATAGGAACAACACTTTCAGAAGATACGAAGAAAAAAATAAGTGAATGGAACAAGGGAAAGATTATATCTGAGGAAACAAGAGAAAAAATCTCCAAAGCTAATAGTGGTCGTATATGCTCAGAAGAGACGAAGAAAAAGTTAAGTGAAATTAAAAAAGGAAAGAAGCTTACAGCAGAGACTTGTGCGAAAATGAGTGCTTCTAAGCGAGGGAAACAGATAGTCAATGGTAAATACGTTGACAGGAAGAAACGACCTGTTGGATTTGGGTTTTGATCATGTTTGAAATTGAACAACGAGTCCAGATTTCAGTGTTCAGAGATGAACCAAATTTTGACCGAGCTTGTGATAATGCGTATAAGCAGGCTATTATAAAATTTGGTCTTGATGCTTCTGGTTATTTTACAAGGGTTAGGGATTCTTGTCGTTCTACCGATACGATAAATGTATTGTTTGTTTCATATCATCATGGAGCTAGTATGACAGGGCATGTGTGTACGTACATATTTTTTGCATGGGTGTCTAGGGAATCAGAATGAACATACTTGCACTTGATCCAGCAACCAAGACTGGTTTTGCTCACAGTTGCGGTGCCAGTGGAACCTGGGATTTATCCATTCGCCGTGATGAGTCTAGAGGCATGCGACTGATTCGTCTTCGAGGGAAGTTGAATGAAGTTTTGAAAAACACTGGTGTTGATTTACTTGTATTTGAGTCAGCCAGG